ATGCCCACCAAAGCCAAGGCCGCTGCGCTGCGCCGTAAACTGCGCCGTCCCGCAGGGCCGAGTGCCGACAAGCGCCGCCGATTTCTGGTCGAGCTGGCGCTCACCGCCAATGTGACGGCGGCGGCGAAGAAGGGCGGGTTGCTGGCGGTCAACTTCTATCGGCTGCGCGCCCGTGATGCCGCCTTCAGCGCCGCGTGGCACGATGCGCTGTGCGAGGGCTATGCGCGGCTGGAAACCGACATGCTCGCCGAAGCGCTGGCCGAACCCGATCCCGACATCAGCGATGCCGTGCTGAAAGCGCGGCTGCACCGGCAGAAGCTGGCGCTGGCGCTGCTCGCGGCGCACCGCGCCACGGTGCGCGGCGAGCGCAGCGCGGTGCGGCGCGTGCCGGTCGACGAAACCAAGGGCGCAAAGGCGCGGCTGATCGCCACCCTTGCCACCATGCGCGCCCGCGCGGCGGCGCATGCGGCGGCGGCGCCTGCCCATGACGGCCAAGACAATGATGACGGTCCTGCAGCGTGCTGAAATATAAAACCGCCGCAAAGCTGCTGAAGGAGCCTTTGGCCGAGCAGCAACGCTGGCTGCGCAGCCTGTCCGACAAGACGGCGGTGCGGCTGTTCGCCGACTGGTCCTTCTGGGCGCGGCCCGACCAACTGCCGCCGCCCGGCGACTGGGACGTCTGGTTGATGCTGGCCGGCCGCGGCTTTGGCAAGACGCGCGCCGGGGCGGAATGGGTGCATGGCCAGGCGCTGGCGCGGCCCGGTGCGCGCATCGCGCTGGTCGCCGCCAACCCGGCGGAGGCGCGCAGCATCATGGTCGAGGGGACCGCCGGGCTGCTGTCCGTGGGTCTGGCCGAGCAGCGGCCCTGTTTTGAAAGCAGCCTGCGGACGCTCACCTGGCCCAATGGCAGCATTGCGACGCTCTATGGCGCCAGCGATCCCGACAGCCTGCGCGGCCCCGACCTCGACTTCGCCTGGGCGGACGAGGTGGGCAAATGGACGGGGAACAGCGGCGTGGCAGCGTGGGACAATCTGCGGCTGACGCTGCGGCGCGGGACCGCGCCGCGCCTGGTCGCGACCACGACGCCGCGCGGCGGGCCGCTGCTGCGGCGGCTTGTCGCCGAGGCGGGGGTGGTGGTGACGCGCGGGACGACCCGCGACAATCTGCTGAACGTCGATCCGGGCTGGATCACCGCAATGGAGCGGCTGCATGGCGCCACGCGGCAGGGGCGGCAGGAGCTGCTCGGCGAACTGATCGACGATGCCGAGGGGGCTTTGTGGACCCGCGACCTGATCGAGCGTTGCCGCGTTGACGCAGCCAGCATCGGCGAACGCGCGCGGGTCGTCATCGGTGTGGATCCGCCCGCCGGGAGCGGTGCCGACGGCGATGATGGCGGCGATAGCTGCGGCATCATCGTCGCCGGGCTGCTGCGCGACGGACGGCTGGCGGTGCTGGAGGATGCCAGCGTCGCGTCGGGCCAACCGGCGGTGTGGGCGCAGGCCGTGGCGATGGCCGCCGCGCGCTGGCACGCCGACCGCATCGTCGCCGAACGCAACCAGGGCGGTGCGATGGTCGCCGCCACGCTGCGCGCCGCCGACCGGACGCTGCCCCTCGTCACTGTCTGGGCCAGCTCCAGCAAATCGGCCCGCGCCGAACCCATTTCGCTCCGCTACCAACGCGGCGACGTGGTGCATGCGGGGGCATTTCCGGTGCTGGAGGATCAACTGTGCGGCATGCTGATCGGCGGCGGCTATGCGGGGCCAGGCCGGTCACCCGACCGCGCCGATGCCTGCGTCTGGGCACTGGCGGAACTCGGCGAGGCGCAGGGGGCGGGGGAGGCGAGGGTTAGGGTGGTGTGATGGCTTGCAAATGGGCTTTGTCACACCAAATCTGTGCGGAATGCAGGTGACTTTGAACGAGTTGTGGGGAAATTGTGCCGCAAAGTGGTTCAGTTTCGGCACATAAAAGGGATTGTAAGGATTTCGGCTTAGGTATAACTGCCCGTAGCAAAATCAGGAAAGGAGCATTTGATATGCGCATCCGCAAGGAAGGCCATGGCGGCTGAGACCGCGATAAGCCCGCTAATTGGCTTTTGGAACATCTACGGCTCCATCATCGTTGGTGGAGCCGTCATTGTATCTGCCGTTGGCGCAATATGGGTTGTGACCAGCAGCCGAGCTGTAGCCCGCAAGCGTGCTGCCCTCGATCTGATTCTGCATATCGAGTCCGACGGCGACCTGATTATTGCGCGCAATCGCTTTATCGATATCATTCGAAGCGATACAAAATCAGAAGTTTACGGTCGTGATGAAAAGCGCGGGTCGGAAGAGGCCAAAGCTATCCGGACCGTGTTGAATATCAATGAACTGGTTGCTGTCTCGATCCGGGAAAATGTGATTGACGAACGGGTATGGCGCAAATGGTTCAATCGGGCCTTCATCAATGATTATGAGGAAATGACGGGATATATTGGCGAGGTTCGCACCAGTCGCGGCAATCCAGCAATTTTTGAAGCGCTTGAAGAAACTGCATTGCGCTGGAAAGCCGATGAAACTTGGTACGCAAAGCCGAGTTGGCTGGTCCGAAAATGGCGCGCCTTACGGTCGGTGATCCAAGCCTGATCCTAGCTGCCGAGGCGGCTATGCGGAACCGAACCGCAGCTGGATAATCCAAGCTGACCTCGCGCATTCTTTGATATTAGGAGACACCCATGAAATTCTGGAGCCGTAAGGCTGCGCAGCTTCCTGCGCGGCCCATTTTGTCGCGCGTTGCGGCTTTTGGCGGCGGGGCGCTGGGCAGCGCGCCGTCCTTTGAGGCGCAATATCGCGAGGCCTATCTGTCCAACGCCATTGCCGCGCGCGCGGTGCGGGTGGTGGCGGAGGCGGTGGGCTCGGCGCCGCTGGCCGCGTCCGATCCGGCGCTGGTGGCACTGGTGCGCGCCGGGAGCGGGGGGCAGGCGCTGCTCGAAACCTTGGCCGCGCAGCTGCTGCTTCATGGCAATGCCTATGTGCAGATTGTCGGCGGGGCGGAGGATGCCCCGGCGGCGCTGTTTGCGCTGCGCCCCGAGCGGGTGAGCGTCGAGGCCGATGCGCGCGGCTGGCCGGCGGCCTATCGATACCGTATCGGCGGCCAGTCGCTGCTGCTGGAGGCAGAGGATGGCGCGGGGCGGGCGGGCGTCATCCATATGCAGGCGCTGAACCCCGGCGACGATCATTATGGCGCGGGCTGCCTGTCCGCCGTCATGGGCGCGGTCGCGGCGCACAATGCCGCCAACCGCTGGAACCGCGCCTTGCTCGACAATGCCGCGCGGCCGTCGGGCGCGCTGGTGCATGACGGTGAGGGCGGCCTGCCGCTGACGCCCGAACAGTTCGACCGGCTGAAGGTCGAATTGACCGAGGGGTTTGCGGGCGGGGCCAATGCCGGACGCCCGCTGCTGCTGGAGGGCGGACTCAAATGGCAGCCCTTGTCGCTGTCGCCCGCCGACATGGATTTCCTGGCGCTGAAAGACAGCGCGGCGCGCGAGATTGCCACCGGCTTTGGCGTGCCGCCGATGCTGCTGGGGCTGCCAGGCGATGCCACCTATGCCAATTACCGCGAGGCGAACCGCGCGCTGTGGCGGCAAACGGTGCTGCCGCTGGCCGACAAGATTTTGGGCGGCATTGCACGCGGCCTGACGGGCTGGTTCGAGGCGCCGGCCCTGCGCGTCGATGTCGATAAAGTGCCCGCCATGGCGGAGGACCGCGAACGGTTGTGGGCGATGGTCGCGAGCGCCGACTGGCTGACGCGCGAGGAAAAGCGCAGCATGGTGGGGTTGGCGTAGCCGCCCCTCCGACCCCTTCGGGGCCACCTCCCCATGCCTGCGGCACAGGGAGGATCCAACAGGAGAAAAGCGATGAACGAGGAAGCGGCGCTGGCGCGCTTGCTGAGCGGAGTGGGCGCGCCCGATGATGTGCTTTGGCGCGCGGCGATTGAGGAGGCGGCGGAGCTGGGCGCGCGGCGGGCCTTGGCGCGGCTTGGGCTGGCCGACGAGGCGGCGCGCGACGATGTCGGCGAGCTGCGCGAGCTGCTGAAGGCCTGGCGCGATGCCAAGCGCAGCGCGTGGAAGGCCGCGATCGACTGGGCAGTGCGCGGCGCGTTGGCGCTGCTGCTGGTCGGACTGGCGGTCAAGCTGGGGTTTGGCGCGTGGCTGCGGTGACCGCGGCGGCAGCAATCGCCCACCCTCCATCCCTTCCGCAAGCGGGAGGGGCGACGCGCATTGCGGGTTATGCGGCAATCTTCGATCGGGTGGACCGGGGCGGCGATGTCGTGCGGCGCGGGGCCTTTGCCGCGTCGCTGGCCGAGGCGCGCACCGTGCCCTTGCTGTGGCAGCATGATCCGGCGCGGGTGGTCGGCACGGTCGAAACGCTGGCGGAGGATCAGCGCGGGCTGCGCCTTGTCGCGCGGGTGGAACCGCGCGTTGGCGTATTGGTCGCGGCGCGCCGCGTGACGGGGCTGAGCTTTGGCTATCGCGTCCGCCGCGCGGCGGGGACCAATCCGCGCGAATTGCTGGACGTCGAACTGATCGAGGTGAGCCTGGTCAAGGCGCCAATGCAGCCACTGGCCGGGGTGATTGCGGTGGGTGTTTGAAATCCCTCGCCATGCCCTGCCGCCACAGGGAGGAATTTTCTTTTTTCAGCAAGGAGTAAGCATATGGGTATTGAAGTGAAAGCCGACGCGCTGGACGGTGCGTTTGATGCCGTGTTGGCGGCCGAGGAAATGGCTGCCTTGCGCGGTGATGTTGCGGCCTTGAAGGCGCAGCTGGAGCGGCAGGCGCTCAGCGCGGCGCGGGTGCCATTGGATGGCGTCAAGTCCGCCGAAGGCCACCGCGATCCCGCGCGCGCTGCGTTTGTTGACCGCTATCTGCGGCGCGGGCTCGATGCCGGCGTCGAACGCAAAGCCCTGTCGGGGGCAAGCGGGGCCGAGGGCGGCTTTGCCGTGCCGCGCGAAATTGACGCGATGATCGGCGCGACGCTGAAATCGCTGTCGCCGATCCGCGCCATCGCCAATGTGGTGCAAACGGGCAGTGCTGGTTATCGCAAGCTGGTCGCGACCGGGGCGACGGCGGCGGGCTGGGTCGGCGAAACGGCCCCCCGCCCCGAAACCGCAACGCGCAGCTTCGCCGAAATCGCCCCGCCGACGGGCGAGCTTTACGCCAATCCGGCGGCGAGCCAGGCGATGCTCGACGATGCGATGTTCGATGTGGAAAGCTGGCTGGCCGACGAAATTGCGCGCGAATTTGCGGCATCCGAAGGCGCGGCCTTTCTGACCGGCAATGGCGCGGGTCGGCCCAAGGGGCTGCTCACCTATGCCACCACCGCGCAGAATGATAATTTGCGCGCCTTTGGCACCATCCAGCATGTCGCGTCGGGCGCGGCGGGGGCCTTTGCCGCCGCCAATCCGCAGGACCGGCTGGTCGATCTGGTCCATGCGCTGCGCGCACCCTATCGTCAGGGCGCGGTGTGGGTGATGAACAGCGATACGCTCGCGCGCATCCGCAAATTGAAGACCAGCGACGGGGCCTTTATCTGGCAGCCGGGGCTGGTCGAGGGTCAGGCGGCGACGCTGCTCGGCTATCCGGTGGTCGAGGCCGAGGATATGCCCGACATTGCCGCCGACAGCCTGTCGATCGCCTTCGGCAATTTCAAGGAAGCCTATGTCATTGCCGATCGCGGCGAGACGGCGATTTTGCGCGATCCCTTCAGCAACAAGCCGTTCGTGCATTTTTATGCCACCAAACGCGTCGGCGGCGCGCTGACCAACAGCGAGGCGGTGAAGCTGATGAAATTCGCCGCGAGCTAAAGTCGCGCGCGGCGATGGCGCGGCGGCGGGGCGTCCCTTTCCGGCCCGGCCGCCGCGCCGCTTTTTTCCCTTCCCCACAGCAGCATGGGAGCATCGCTGATGCCAACATATTTCTTTGCCGATCTGGTGCGCGAGGCCAGCCATGACGGCGGCACCGGCACGCTGGCGCTGGCGGGCGCGCTGCCGGGTCACCGCGCCTTTGCGGGCGTTGTCCCGCCGGGCGCAACCTTTCATTATGCCGTTACCGGGATCACCCACGCCGCCGAATGGGAAGTGGGTGAGGGCAATTTGAACGCCGTCGGCGCGCTGGTCCGCTCCAGCGTCGCCGCGTCGAGCGCCGGGGGCGCACTGGTCGATTTTCAGCCGGGGCTGAAGAGCATCGCGCTGACCGTCGGGTCGGGGTGGTTTACCGGGCAGCAAGATCGGGACACAGAATTGGCGGGCGATATTCAGGCGTTGGACGCGGTGGTCGCGGGCAAGCAGCCGCTATCGACCAGCCACCCCGCCGCTGCCACCAGCGCCGCCGACGATCTGGTGACGCTGCGGCGCGCTGGCAGCTGGGTCAATGTCCCCGCCGCCGCCTTTGCGCGGCAGGGCGACAATGGGCGCTTCATCGCCGCCGGACCGCTGGCTGCGGCTGATGGCAATGCTACCGCACCTGGTATTTCCTTTGCCAGCGACGCTGGAACCGGCTGGTTTCGCGCCTCGGCGGGCGTGCTGGCGGCGGCGACGGGCGCCGCCGAGCGCTTGCGGATCGGCGCGGACGGCCGCGTCGGCATTGCCAATCCCTTGCCGCAGGCTTTGCTCGACATCAGCTATGCCAGCATGGCGCCGTCGTTAAGCTCGTCGGCGGCAGCCGGGATCACCGCACGCGGCAGCAGCACGCTGCGCGTCGATATCGGCTCCTATCCGGGGTCGCCCTATGCGGGGTGGGTGCAATCCTCGTCGGCGGGAAGCGCCTTTCCGCTCGTGCTCAATCCACTGGGGGGTGACATTGGCATCGGCACCAGCGCGCCGCGCGCCACGCTCGACGTCGCGGGCAATATCGCGGCCGACTTCACCGACAATCGCACCATCCAGTTCCAACATGAAAGTGGCAGCGCCTATGGCCTGGGGATGATGGCCGATGCGTCGGGGCGCGGACTTAAATTGTTCAGCCGCGCGGGCGACGGCACCGGCTATATCGGCTTTTACACCGGCGGCATGACCGAACGGGTGCGGATCGAGTTTAACGGCACGCTACGCCCGGCGTCGGACAATGGCGTGACGCTGGGCGCAGCTAGCCATCGCTGGGCAGTAGTCTATGCGGGCACCGGCACGATCAACACGTCGGACGCGCGCGAGAAATTTTGGCGGGGAGGCTTTACCGAAGCCGAATTGCGCGCTGCCAGCCGGATCGCCCGCGAAATCGGCGTTTTCCAATGGCATGACGCCATTGCCGCAAAAGGTGCCGACGCGCAGGATTTTGGCGCGCGGCTGCACATCGGGGTGCGGGCGCAGGCAATTTGGGCGATCATGGCCGACGAAGGCCTGGTCGACCCCATCCGGCGCGGGCGGCCGGGGCAAACCCCCTATGCCTTTTTATGCTGGGACCGGTGGACGGGGAAGGACCGGCGGCGACGGCATGATCGTTTTGGGGTGCGCACCGATCAACTCGCGCTGTTCATCGCAGCGGCGCAGGAGGCGCGGCTCGCCGCGCTCGAACAAGCGGCGGAGCAGCAGCCATGATCGCGCGCGGCGATGCCATTGGCGCAGCCGCGATTGGCGATGCTGGACGGCGGGTGCTGCCAAGCGAATTTCAGGGTCCGGCGCTGCCCTTGCCGGGGCGGCCGCGTCCGTTCCGGCCGCGCCACATCATCGCCCGGCGCTGATCCTCAACCGCTTTTCAGGAGCATCATCATGGCGTTTGAAGTCAAAGACCCCGGTGCGCGGGTCGATTATCTGATCGATTGGGGCGCGGACTATCTGGATGGCCAGCATCTGACGGCCAGCAGCTGGCATGTCGAACCACAGATCCCCGGCGGGCTGGCGGTGCTGGGCCATGCCCATGATCTGGTGTCGGCGAAAGTGACGGTCGGCGGCGGCGCGGCAGGGGAGCTGTATCAGCTGACCAATCGCATCACCCTGTCCGATGGGCAGATTGACGAGCGCAGCATCGCCGTCAGGGTGGACGCGCGATGAGCGCGGTCGCAGTGGAAGCCGGCGGGCTGCCGCTCGGCCTCGCTGAGGTGCGCGACTGGCTGCGGCTCGGCCCCGGCGACGGCGATGCCGCCGCTGTCGGCCTGATCCGCGCGGCGGGAGCGATGTGCGAGGCCTTTACCGGCCAAATGCTGCTGATCCGCAGCGTGACCGAAGAACGCGATGCCGCGCCCGGCTGGATGACGCTGCTGCGCTGCCCGCTGGTGGCGGTGGACAGTGTTGCGGCGCTGGCTGCGGACGGTGTCGCCGCGCCGCTGCCCGCTGGCGGCTGGGAGGTGCGGCGCGATGCTGCCGCGCTGCGGCTGACCGGCGCGCTGCCGGCGCGGCTGCGCATTGGCTATCGCGCGGGCATCGCCAGCGAGCCGGGGCAGCTTCCCGAAGCGCTGCGCCACGGGCTGCTGCGGCTGGTGCAGCATCTTCATTATGACGCGCCGGGCGAAGGCGGGGCAGCGGCGGTGCCAGTGCCCGCGATTGTCGCGGCGCTCTGGGCCCCCTGGCGGCGGATCGGATTGGGGGCGCGGCCATGACGGCCGCCGCCACCAGCCCCGAAGCCGCGGTGACCACGCGGCTGCTCGCGCATCTCGGTGCTGACCGGGCGCTGCTGCGCGCGGTGCATGGCCTTTACGCCGCGCCGGTGCTGCGCATGACGCCGCCCTTCATCGAAATCGCCGCCATCACCGGCAGCGATTGGGGCACCAAGGACCGCGCCGGAGCCGAGCTGCTCTTGACGCTGCGCCACGCCGCCCCGGTGGGCGATGACGGCTGCGCGGTCGCCGCGCGCCTGCGCGCGCTGGTGCCGGGTTTGCGCGGGCAAGAAGCGGGGTGGACCATCGTCGCCGCGCGTCTGCTCCGCACCCGCCGCGCCTTTGACCGGCAGGGGCGGGTGGAGCAGCAATTTGATGTGCGGCTGCGGCTGTTGGCGGGGGGATGATGCCAACGCCCCTCCTCAATCCTTCGGCGGCAATGTCCCGCTTTCGCTATAGTCGGTGAACTTCTCCTTGAAGCTCTCGATATAGTCGGCGACCTGCATGTCGGCATTTTCCTTGGCGTCGGCGGGCTTAATCCCGTCGGCGCGGTCGAGCGCGAAGACGGCGGCGTGAAAGGCCGCCTGTTCGGTTTCACAGGCATTTTTGACGCTCATTGCAAATTCGGCGTCGGGCATTTTCGCGCTCACCGATTCGTACAGAAACGCGCGCATGCACTTCAGATAATCGCCGCGCGCCTTGTCGACCGCGCCGGCCGATTGGGCGGCCAAGGCCGCCGCGAGCATGAAGGTGGTGCTCAGCATCATCCTCTCCCCGATGAGATGACATTTATGTGAAAAGGAGAATAGCCCATGGCAATTGAAAATGGGAGTGCCTTCCTGCTGAAGGTCGGCAATGGCGCGGTGCCGCCGGTTTATGCCACCGTCGCGGGGCTGCGGACGACGCAGCTGTCGGTGAATGGCGAGGCGGTGAATGTCACCACCAAGGATTCGGGCGGCTGGCGCAGCCTGCTGTCGGGTGCGGGGGTGCGGTCGGTGTCGGTGTCGGCGGCAGGCATTTTTACGGGATCGGCAGCGGAAGTGGCGGTGCGCGGCCATGCGCTGGCGGGGACCATCGCCGATTATGAGCTGAGCTTTGAAAGCGGCGAGCGGCTGCGCGGCGCCTTCCTCATCACGCGGCTCGACTATGCCGGGGATTATAATGGCGAGCGCAGCTATGCGCTGAATCTCGAATCCTCCGGCGCGGTGGTCAGCCTGTGAGCGCGCCCGCAAATGCCGCGCGCGGCGAGGCCGAGCTGCGGCTGGCGGGGGAACGTTATCGCCTGCGCCCCAGCTTTGCCGCGCTGGTGGCTGCCGAAGCCGAAGTCGGCCCGCTCTTCGCGCTGGCCGAACGCGCGGGCGAGGGGGGGCTGCGCATTGATGAGCTGGTCGCACTGCTCTGGCACTGCCTCGCCGACCGCCCCGACGCGCTGACCCGCGACGCTTTTGGCGAAGCGGTGCTGGCGGCGGGGCTGGCACAGGTGACGCCCGCGCTGCGGCTGATGCTGCTGCAAATTTTGCAGGGGCGGTGAGGGGAGCAAGCCCCTCCCCTGAGGAGCAAGGGATGTGGCCGCATGATCCGCGACGCCAACTTCACCCCCGCCGCCCTGCGCCTGGGCGGCGCGATGGCGCGGCTGGCGGGGTGGACGCCCGACATTTTCTGGAACGCGACCCCGGCGGAGGCAGCGATGGTGCTGGCGGGCTGGGCCGATGCGGCGGACGGCAGCGCGGCCCCGCCCGACGCGGCGCAGCGCGCACGATTGATGGAGCAATTTCCCGATGGCTGATCCTGTGGACGAACTGGTGGTCGAGCTGCGCGCCGATGGCAGCGCGCTGCGGCGCGAGGTGGCGGCGCTGAAAAGCGAGCTTGAAGGCCCGCTGGGTGCAGGCGCGGCGCGCGCGGGCGCGGCGATCGAAAGCGCGCTGCTGCGCGCGGTGCGGAGCGGCAAGCTGGGCTTTGACGATTTGAAACGTGTGGCGCTGTCGGCGCTGGCGGAAATTGCCCGCAGCGCACTGGCGCAGGGGCTGGGCGCGCTTGGCGGCATCGGGGGCGGCGGCGGGCCGGGGGGTGCGCTTGGCGGGGTGCTGTCGGCGCTGGCCACCAGCCTGATCGGCGCGCCGGGGCGCGCGACGGGCGGGGCGGTGAGCGCGGGCCGCACCTATCTGGTCGGTGAGCGCGGGCCGGAGCTGTTCGTGCCGACCAGCAGCGGGCGGATCGAGGCGGGCCTATCGCGCTCTGCGCGCGGCCCGGTGACCATCCATGTCCATGTCAGCGGCGGCGCGAGCGAACCGCAACGCTTTGCCCAATCGGGGCGGCAGGTTGCCCGCGCCGTGCGCCGCGCCCTCGCCGATCTGGAGGATTGAGCGATGGTTTGGGCCCTGGTCACCGCGCGCGAGCCGCACCAGACGGCGGATGTCATCCACCGTTTTGACCCGCGTTTCTGGACAGTCAATTTCCCGCGGCCGATGCTGGCGAGCATAGTGGCGACCGCGCCCGATGCGCTACGCGTCGAGGCGAGCTTTCGGCGCAACGAAGATTTGTGCGGGATTATCTGGGACAGCGTTGACCGTTGGGACCATCCCCTGCTCGCTTATGCCAGCAACCGCGATTATCGCCGCTGTCAGCTGTCCTTT